TTTGCCGCAGTTAAGAACTCGGGAGAATGCACTAAATTGGGATATTGTTTGTTGAGATTTTTATAAAAAAGCGGAGGGGCTGTGCATTTGCTGATAATAACATTATCGTAATCTTTGAGATTTTTTAATACTTCCTCGAGAATACTGGTATCACATTTCCCGTCATCACCAAATGGTGTGGGCACACAAACAAAGACACCTTCACACTCTGCCAAATCTGCATAGCTGTTCAACCCCTTTGCAGGATCTTTATCTACTAATACAAGATCACAGGAAATTTCTAGTGATTGCATAATTGCATTACCGACAAATCCAAGTCCAATAATGCCGACTTTTGGTCTTTCAAAATTCATTATTATAATTCTTATGTTCGAAGATATTTAACTTAATCATCTGAGAGCCCTATAAAAAGTAGTTCTCGTTCTGTGATATTAGCAATTGGTTTGATCCAACCTTTATCGATGCAGGTTGCTATTATCATAGCATAGTTTTGCGGGCATTGTTTTGAAATTTCAAATCCTGCTCGAGGTGACAGGGTCATACCGTCGATGATACAGAAATTACGATCACCTTGTTTAAGGGTTCGTATTTGACTTCGATGAGCTGTGATATTCATGCATTAAGTGTAACATGAATTTAGCCCTATGTCAACGATCTATCCAGTCTTTATTGCGATACGGTTTACCAATATATGCTTGTGGTAAGTATCTAACAACTTTTTTCTTAACACGTTGAATAATTGGATGATTATGATCGTGTTGAAATGCCTTTAAATACATACGCCAGCTATTATGTCGTCTGTATTTTTTCTTTTGATTTTCATTTAGATATTTGATTATTTGGGAATCGTTAATCCCAAATTTGCTTACCAATTCACATGCAATATTGAATGCATAAGCGTCAACCTCGTCACTGCAACCTAGATAGCTTTGCTCCATTCTTAGCTCAGTTTTTTCTGCATTACTGGCATAATCCGGCAAAACTTTAAACTGTCTGCGCCTGAATTGGCGCATATGAATTAGCTCATGCAAAATTGTATCTGCAATGCCGTAACAAGTTGATTTATATCTTTTACTATTGATGCATATAGTTTCTTCGAACAGTGAATATTCAAATGATATTTCGATGCTTTTGATTTTTTCGCAGTCTCGATCACTATAGTAGCAACCGCCTATCCAACATTGATTAGGATCTACTTTTGGGTTAAAGTTTTTCTTAAATCTAACAGGAACTAGTTTTTTTAAATGGTTTGTTACTTTTTTATGGAATGCTGCCACAGAAAGTTCAGTATTAACAACTTCCGGCGCAAGAGCCAGCATAAAACTAACTATAGATTCTCGATCTAATATAGACCAATTGAATTTTACCTTCGGTGTTGGCATATTGCACCCTTTAGTATTAGTAATTATCCTATTACTATAGTCCTATTATATACTGCTTTAATGGGCTAGTAAACGCTCACTCCATTAATTTCCTGCCATCTTAGGGCATCTGCCCATGAATTTACCAAAGGTTCTCCCTTGACATTTAGGCTAGTATTCATTAAAATTGGGCATCCACTGACTGCATACCACGCTTCTAACAACGCCCTAAACTTTGGATTATCTTGTGCTGTAACAGTTTGGACTCTGCTAGTATTATCAACATGGCAGATACCTGGTAAAAGATCCGGAGTTCTGCAACGTGCAACAAATTGCATGTATGGGCTTTCTTTAACTGGCATATCAAAATATGTATCTGCATGTTCGGCTAACACAGCAGGTGCAAACGGTCGGAATGCTTCTCTACGCTTTAAAGAATTCATTCTATCTTTAGCACTAGGACCTCTAGGATCACACAGTAAACTACGATTTCCCAGGGCCCTCGGACCAAACTCTGCACGACCATTTGCTACTGCTACTACTTTGCCTGCTAACAAGTCGTTAACAATGTTGTCGATATCTAGTTCCCGGTCAATATCTGTTCCTAGATACGGTCCCTGCCAATCTAAATGCTGTCTAGTATAGGCAGCAACTGCACCGATTGCACTACCGGCATCACCTGGATTGGGCATAAGCCAAATATCTTTGTAAAGTTTTGTTTGTGCAATTTTACTGTTAGCAACACAGTTTAGGGCAACGCCGCCCATGAATATTAGATTGTCACTGGGCAACTTGCGGCGCATCCATGCAACGGTGTTTAGGAGATATTCTTCCATTAATGCCTGCACACTGGCCGCAATATCATAATCACTTACACCTTCAGGTCTCGGCCATGCCCTACACCCTTTGTGTAAGTTTACTTTAAGTTTAAAGTCCGGACCTTCAAACTTGTCAAAGAACTCTTCTTTAAGAACTTCTACAAGTTTTGGTTGACCTAGCGCAGCCATGCCCATGAGAATATATTCTTCTTCATTGGGTTTTAGTCCAAGATATTGTGTAAAGGCAGTGTAGAACAATCCCATGCTATGTGGATAGCTCTTAGACCAAACTGACTTTAGACCAGTGTCATCTGCTGTCCATATACTAACGGTATTCCATTCGCCTATTGCATCAACTACTAATATACTGGCGTCTTTAAACTTGCTAGTATAGAATCCTGCCGCAGCATGACTTTCATGATGACCTACAACTTCTAAAGGTATTGAGTTAAGTCCTACAAGTCTTAGTTGGTCTCTAGGACTCACTATCCACGGACGTTGACCTGAGTAAAGTCTACGTAAATTCTTTTGCCAAGGTTTTTCAAACCAGACAATTTTTGTGGGGGTTCCATACGATCGCATCTCGTTGACCATATCGACATCTAAGAAATAGTCATTTTTAATTCGACTATATCGTTCACTGTGTGCAGCCCACACGATTTTATTCCCATTAATGAGAGACATGCTGGCATCGTGATTTTGAGCAGTAATGCCGAGAATCATATCAATAGATAAATGGATCTCGCTTGCGTAGCTCTTCTAGTCGTGCTTTTAATTGTTTCTTTCGGCGTCGCTCATAAAACCACCCTAGAATTAATTCTTTTATTTTTTTAAACATAATGTATTTAATCTATAACACACCCTACTAAATGTAGTCTTGACATTTTGGAAAAATTACAAAAACTATGTTTCTTTGTAGTATCCACAATATAAACATTGCCTGCTGGTAAATGCAGCATAGCTCGATTATTAGGAAACACAAATAGGCAATCAGTGTTGGTAATTAATGGTATATGTAATCGTTGGCTTTTATCTTTATGTAGGCTATAACATGCGAATGGACTTACCCACATTAGCCTAGTTCTAAATAAATTATATTCTTCTATAATTTTTTCAAATAGTGTGTTTTGAAATATAGGATTAATTTTACTATATTCTGTTTCTAGTCTTCCGGGTTGCAATGTTCCAACAGCACTATTTGAAAATTCTTCACCTTCGGCATATTGTAATCCACATTGCTTGCCTTTTGCAGACATTTCCGTCCATGGGATATTTTTTTCCAACTTATTATACTCTTCTAGAATAAGATTAAAATCTATAGGGGCAATGATAGAAAACAGTTGCATTTTAATTAAGCTGTGTTACAGTTATTCCTGATCGTTCAAGAAACGTGATACCGCTAGTATCCCTATAAGAGTTCCGATATAGAACACTGCCAATACCACTTTGGTAGATAAGTTTGGCACAGTCCAAACATGGAGCATGGGTAATAAACATAGTAGCACCCAGACCAGATTCGTTAGATTTAGCCAACTTGGCAATCGCATTTGTTTCAGCATGTAATACCTCTGGTTTAGTTTTAAGACGATATCGCCCCTGCATTTCATTACCATACATATCTAGGTATGTTCCTTCATAAGGCCAACCTTCTTCAATTTCGTCGGGACTAAGCCATCCACCTGCTGAACACCATTCAACATCTTCACAGGTGTTATCCCAACCTGCAGGCATGCCATTATAACCGATAGAAATAATTCGATCATCCTTAACTACAATAGCACCTACATGGAGTCTACGTGCTGGACTTAATTCAGCAAACCTTTCGGCAACATCCATGTAGGCATTGATAAATTTTTCTTTCATTCTATTACTGCATAAAAATGGTTATTGGGAAATTGAACATTGTATTTTCCAAGTTCTTGTTCTGCTGCTCTACGAGGATCCGAGTCGGCCCATGCATCGTCTCCGGTCATAATGCCTCCTTTTTTCATCTTAGGAAGGAATGCACGGATGTCTGCAACTACTGAACCAAAATCATGAGCACCGTCAATCATGATAAAATCAATACTTTCGTCTGCGTAATTATTAGCAGCTTCTTGACTAGTCATCTTAATTGCATTGTAATGACCTTCAATTGGCTTCATGTTGTTTATAAAAGTTTCATAAAGTGTTCCATCTACTACTTCTTTAACTTCACACTCAGCACCTTGTTGGTGTTCAATGCTGCCTTCCCATGTGTCAATTAAATCTAATTGCACATTAACTCCACTATTTAACAGTTCGACAGCTAGGAATGCTCCCGACCTGCCTTTAAAACTTCCTACTTCGACAAACAGGTCTCCGTCCTCTGCAAGAGTTGCAACATGTCTGTAGAGCCACTCATAGCTAAACCAACCTTCGATATTTTGATAAAAATGTTCCATGTATTTCCTTTATTTGTATTCACTTCCGTCTTTGGAATTGTATTTTGTGTCCGGGTTGTATCGTTCAAATGCTTCGTAGTTCGGTTCATTGGGTAACACTCTTTTACCAACAAACCAATCTCCTATGTGTTTGATAATATTTTTACCATAATAGTTTTTAACATTTGCCGATACTAATCCCAGGTGTTCGTGTAATGTTCTACCTACCAGACCTTCATTGAGATTAAAATCATAATAATGTCTATAAGGGAACTTTGTCAATCGCAATGGATATAAACTAGCCATGGGGGAAAATATTAAACTATTTTTTGCATATCTAAAATTCTTATATATTAGATCATCCGGAGCCGACTCTGGCTCTGTTTCATTTGAATACCAAGCCTGCCGCGCTAACTGCACTTGACTTATAGTTTGATCTCTTTCAAGTATTTCTATTAGGTCTGTAATAAGCACAGGCTCTAGTATTTCCACATCATCTTCTTGGTGCCAAACATAATCGTAATCTCGATCCTTTATAAGGTCCCAAAATTCTGACCATGTTACACTTAACCCTAAGTTATCCGGATGGAGTATAATTTCTTCGTAGCCATATAGTTTAACTAGGTCTGTGATCATAGGATCGTTTCTAGTTTTAGGATAATCATCTATAAAAATTCTATGGACTTCACAGCCGTAGAAATTGAGATTGCTTTGAGCATGTAGAGTTTTTTTAAGATATTCCAACCTGTTGGTTGAAAATATAACCTGACATATTTTGTAAGACATTAGTATCGTTCTGTATTAAAGAAAAATGTTTGAAACAACCTACCGTTGTGTAAGTTATCACCGAAGTAATCTATACTAGCATGAAATAAATCGCCTCGATAGATTATAAGCCTATTGTATTTGTTACCGACTTTATCAAATAGATCCCATTTAGTATAGTCATACCCTTCGTGATCCGAATTAATTCTTTTAAACTCACCCGACGGCTTATGTCTATAAAGACCTGTGCCGCCCGTGTGGGGAGCATCCGGAGTTAGGTAACAAACTCCGGCCCACATATTATGATGATCTGCATGTATCCATGTTCTGTCTTGTGCTGTGGTTAATTGAAATGCACCAGTATAACCAGTGTCTTCAAACCAGCTAGTTACTGGTCCTGCAAAACTCATCCAATAACTTATACAGTCTTTTACATCATCTGGCAAATAGGGTGCTGTTCTAACACCTGGATAATTTCCCTTGACTGAAAACTCTTGTTCTAATGCATAGTTTCTAACAGCATCCGGGTTTGAGTAAAAATTGTCAATAACCATCATTTCTAAATTCATATTAATATCTTAAAAAAGTTCCACTAGTTCCGTCCCAGCCATATATAGTCCAGTCTGTTTCAATAATTTTATCTTGATAAACTCTTGTAAAATAATATAACAACGTTTCAACGTCATATATCATCTTATCGGAATGTCCGGTGAATGTTTCGATTACATGATAAATGTCTACAATTCTATCAAGCATATCTGTTCCAAAACCATATAAAACAGACGAATACTGATATAGTAAATTATCTCCCTGTAAGCCTCTTCGATCTACCATGTCATACGGCCAACTATTGTTCCATTCAAATTTCATAGGGCGTTTAAAAAATATCTTATCTTTATTATATTCGTTAAACAAAGACACATCAAAACTGCGATCAATAAAATATCGCCCGCTCATTTTAAATAAGTAATCAAATTGTTCCAACACTGTTTTGTATTTGTTTATAAACGCTAAAAGGATCATTGTTTCACAATAACTTTTGTTACGATGAGACTTAGCAATTTTATAAACTTCTGGGAATTCTTCCTTAACGCTGACATAAACTAAATTTCTTTGATAAGATAATAAAGATCTATATTGACTGTAGTTGTCAGAAATGTCTACTAAAAATAGTGTAGTCTCGTCATCTGTCCTAGCATCTAAACTAGCCAAAGTGAATACAGTATGCCTCAATCTTTCTTCATTAGTAAATGAGCTTCTGGTATTAGAATAGGTTAACGGGAAGCTATTGTCTATATCTATAGCACTGGTAACGATAAATGCTTTTTTCATGTTCTGTAAAAACTTCCACTTAGTATTTTCTTAAAATAGAAATCAAATTTTTCATGCACTACTGTTTCTGAAAAGTTGTCTTCGGCCCATTTGCGGCAAACATGCGGATCTATTTTATCAATATTGTTTAATGCATTGATAAACTCTTTAAATTCTCTACAACGATATCCGGTAACACCGTTGACTACGGTATCAACAAATCCACCCCAGTCTGTAGTAATGGCTGGTGTGCCAGAGAAATATCCTTCTACAACCATATTACCGAACGGCTCAATATAGTAAGTCGGACCAATGATTGCTCGAGCATCTCTCATTAACACTTTACGTTGATTAGCATCACAGAGTCCGACAGTAACCACATGCTCTGGGATTTCTTTATATCCTAAATCTGCAAGAGAGCCGGGCCCTGCTATGACTAGCTTATTTCCTGTCTCCTTAGTAGCCTGTATGGCTACATTTAACCCTTTGGACTCAACAATTCTACCAAAGTAAAGTATGTAGTCTTTCTTTGTCTCTGAGAATTCGAATTCCTCTGGAGTAAATGCATTTGGTATTACAGCATCAAACCATGAAGGAGACATTAGCATGTTCCGTTCACCGTAAAAAAGATGCATCTGTGAATAACTTACAAATACTCGATATGGAGCAAATACAGCTTTTGTATCATATCCGATACTGGGCTCAACTATGTGAAGATCATTGTTGGCTTCGGCAGCTATTTTGTTCTGCCAACCATGAAAGCACATGATAAGATCCCCAGCTTTCTTTCTTTTTTTTATTGCCTTGCCGGCCTCTATGTTGTATTGTTCTGAATTTTTATTCTGAACATTATATAAATGGGGCAAACAGATAACTGTTTCGCAATCTACTTTACATCCAATAATCCCATAATGTATACAATCCCATCCTAGTAGTTGCATATTTTTAATAAACTTAACAACTGCAATAGAAAACGGATCTATCCTGTTGTTAATATGAACTGGACTATCGGGACTGCTTAAAATATGAAGAGTAGACATGCTATTAATTATACGCTGTAAAAAATAATAAGTCAAACATTGACAAATAAATAGTTTGATGATAATACATGCAATTACTGATTTGTCCAAAACTGCAACAGTGGATTTTTTAAAGGCAGGATTATCAAAAGAAACTGCTAATTTGGAAAACTATCATCCAGACTTTGCTGACAACCCTGCCAACTTATTCTACGTTCTTAAAGAAGGTCGGTTTATTAATGGCAACTATTTTGTTATGGAAGAAGATGGAAAGTATGTTGGCAGCGCAGGATGGAATCCCTATGGTGATGTTGCATTGGTATTAACTAGAGCATTCATTCCTGTAGCAGAACGCAGGAAATATAATATGGCACAGTATTTGCTACCTGTAATATTTGAACAAACCCTTGATTTTAAAAAACTTTGGATTACATGCAATGATTATAATTTTGCAATATACCAAGCACTAACTAGATTACAAGATGGAAAATCTGCAGGATTATTTTCAGCATGGCCACCTATCTATAAAAAGTTTGTGCCAGTAGGCAAAAAGATAGTAAACTATACAGAACAGTATGTAGCAGAATATATAAGGAACAATGATGACACAACAAGAAAAAATTAACTTTTTAAAAGAACTAATAATTGAACTTAAAGGCTCTAAGAATCATTTTGAAATTACCGAAGATGCTGAATTGTATACATTAGGATTGGACAGTCTAGATATTGTCGAACTACAGATGATGTATGAAGATAAAACTAAAAGAGTTGCAAAAGATCCAACCTCTTCTATCAATACCGTAAAACAATTAATTGATCTGATGGTTTGACATATAGGGACCTAGTATTGCATTTGCTTCGTCCCATGTCAGTCTAACTCTTGTAGTTAAATTTACAAGAGGCATTGAATAACAATGTCTCGTGCTGTTTCCATTAATTAAAGTGTGGATGACCATCCCATTAATTAAATAGGCAGAACCGTTTGTCTCGGCTTCAAACAACACATCGCAATCTTCTTCATTATAAATTCTTAGTTTTTCGCCAACCTTATTAGGTATAAAACGAGGAGCTTTATCTGGTTTAAGTGAATACCATTTCATTCTACTTTCACGTGAATTATAAATTATGTTAATTTTAACACAATTAGTAATTCGTTTTGATACCTCACTGGCATAGCTAATATCTTTATGTAAGGTATATTTGTGATAAGGAAATGCACTGAAAAATCTACTGCAATTATCTAAACCAATATTTAGAGATGCTAACCAATCTCTGAACTCTATGTTTATATCAGAGATTGGTAACACTTTCTCAAGCGATAAGGTATTGTTAATATCTTGATAACATTGAACAAATAAATCAGGTAGTTGTAATTCTTTACAGTAGATGTTTTGCATAATAAATATATTTATCTACCGGTTAATTTCCCAATGCACTACACAAAAAATAATCATTTATTCTATACCATTGGCAATCGAAAATTTGGTTATCGAGAAACGCCATACGAAAAATTTAAAGTATTCACTGGAAAGATTGATCACGATACTTATAGGACTAGTAGCTGGAGAGAAGAATTACGCAAGACTGCTGATACTGTTTTAAAAGAGTATGGAAAAGATTTAGTGTTGTTTTTGAGTGGTGGCACAGACAGCGAAATTGTTCTTCGAAATTTTTTAGAAATTGGATTTAAGCCTCGCTGTGCTATTATAAAATTTAAGAATGATTTTAACATCGGCGATGTTAACGAAGCAATTGAACTTACAAATCTTCTTGGTGTTCAACTAGAGATACTTGAATTTGATATCAAAGATTTTTGGAAATCTGGAGAAGCTCAAGCATTTTCTTCTAAGATTGATTGCACACAAATTACATACCTAATGGTATATTATCATATTAAAAAATTAGGATTCCCTGCTGTGATGGGGGGAGAACAATTTTTAAGAAGGCATGTAACAGCCGAAGGTAGTAAATGGTATCACTGTTTTAGAGAAAACGAAGATGCTAGTGCAATGCGATTTAGCGAAAAATATAATATACCGTTAGTAAATGAATGGTTTAGTTACACTCCAGAGATGATGTTATATTATCTTGAAGATCCTGATATACAACGATTAATTTCTGAAAGATACAATTATAAATTGACTTCTGTTAGTAGCAAGAATGTAATTTTAAAAAAATTGTATCCTGATATTAAGTTAAGAACTAAAACTCACGGCTTCGAACGATTGCTAGGATTCAATGGTGAGGTTTATAATACATTACGATCAAAAACAATTCTTCGTCTCGAACCGTCATTGGATGGGATTTTTATTCCAGATTTAATTTTACAACTAAAAGGTGAAGTATGAATATAATTAGATTAACTAGCGAACATGCTACGGGAGTAAAATCGTTATTCTTTTCAAAGTTAGATTACATGGGCTCGGACAATTTTTATCAGGAAGATAAAAATTTTGAAGAAAGATTATATCAAATTTTTTGTGATACATATTTGACAGATCTTCAAAATTTTCATGCATTTGGAGTTGTTGACGAACACGGTAGTGTGCTTGCGCTTATGTCTTTTTACGAAGGCATTGACGATGCATCTTGGTATTTTACTAGTGGCCGCAGTCTGGGAAATAATTTCTTACTAAAAGATATACTAGATGTTATTATGCAATATAATGAAAAGAATGGTCGATTAAAGTTCTACACAGTAATGAATGCAAAACATGCTCATCTAATGAGAAAGTTAGGATTTAGTAAAGTTGCCGCTGAAAGATATGACTACTTTGATGAGTATATTGTAGAACCACGTTGCAAAACATTCTTTGCCACCCATTGGGAAATACTTTTTAAAAGATCATTGCTCCCTGTAACCAGTGTAGTAAGATGCACTTTTTTAAAACAAAAATATAGGAACACATTGCCTAACGGGGGAAATATTTAATGTTTAGAAGTATATCAAAATCATTTTGGTTTCAGTTTGTTCCTGCAATAATTTTAGGTGTAATAACAATATGTTTACTAGCAACAGGTATTATTCCTTTATACTATCTTATATTGACATTTATAATGTGGATCCTTGTTTCGGGATTGGGAATAGCAGTAGGATATCATAGAGTCTTTAGCCACAAGACACATAGCCTTTCTGTATGGAAAGAAAACATTATATTATTTTTTGCTGCGTTTGCAGCGCAAGGCGCTAGTATTTTTTGGGTGGCATTACATAGAGGATATCATCATCCTTATGCTGATAAAGAAAGAGACATACATAGCCCAGTGATACATGGATGGCTTCATTCGTTTGTTGGATGGCAGTATAGAGTAACCGAAGTATCGCAGCCAGTGCATATTAAGTATGCAGTAGATTTATTAAGAAAACCTAACCATCTATGGTTCCATAAACATCAATTAAAAGTCCTATGGGGTGTGCCGTTGTTAGTTGCATTAGTCGACTGGAGACTAGCACTAACTGCTTTTTGTTTAGTATCGTTTATTGGAGTAATGCAGGATAATTTAGTAAATGTATTTGGACACCTAAAAGGTATAATAGGTTATAGAAATTTTGACACTAAGGATAACAGTCAAAACAATCTTATTTTAGGATATCTTGCTTGGGGGCAAGGATGGCATAACAATCACCATCATTCACCTGGATCATACGACTTTGGCAAAGCAGTAAGTGGCAAGTGGTGGGAATGGGATTCTTGCAATATCTTTATCCCATTCTTAAAATAGTTTAATAATCTTTGATATGCCTTACTAAGTCGGGACATAACTTTTTCCAACTCATAGATCTGTGATTATCTAAGAAGTTTGACCATTTAATAAACTTCTTTATAAAGTCTACATTTTCTGGATTATTCAAGTTGTTTTGAAGATGTTTCATTGCAGATGCAATATGGGGAATATGTTTGTGCATGTCATATAATTCAATTAGTTCTTCTCTCATCTTAATTGGAAACATATTAAGATCTAAATGTTTTGGAACTACAATATAGCGCCACGCCGATACTAAGTTTTCTGATTTTGCCCATAGTTCATATTCTGGAAGATGCCATGCATTGTAAGGCATTAGACACCCAGTGATTGCAGTAATTGAACTTTTATTTTCAGTAATATTTTTATAAACACTTTTCCAATCTCCCGGAAATCTAATGTATTCATACACTTCGTTCATTCCGTCGAGACTAACTCTCATATCAATTTTTTTAAATTTTTCAAATTGTTTTGAAATCTTTGGATTAATAGCTGTTAAATTAGTATCATACTCCATTACTATATTTTCACTCAAGCCTGTTTCCACAAGATATTCTAACATCTCGCCGTGAAATGGAACAAGCATAGGTTCTCCACCTGTAATATAGATATGTCTTAAATTAGGAGCTATTCTCTTAAATTGGGTGTGCCACTTAGGATCTTGATGCCAGTTTGTTTCGTCAATTACGAATCGTCCATTAGCCTTTTTTACAAATTCCACTCTTGGGAGATCTGCAATTTTAATTCCAGTTTCTCCAGTAAATTCCATAAACGGTTCAACCCACTGCGAACTGTTGCTAGGGTCGCACTGAGCACACGTTAAATTACATAAGTTTCCTAACTTTAAGTCTAAACTAATTAACGGCTTCTTCCATATATTAGGATTTTCAACAACATTATTCCATTGTGGAACAGGTTCCGTTAATGATCGACTTAGAACTTTTGCATACCATTGCCGTCTTGTGCTTTGTAAATTTTTAGATAATGCTTTATCTCTGGACCAGCAAGTTGTACAATTTTTGTGCTGTTCTCCTTTTAGCTGGGACTCTCTAATTGAATTATGAAGCATACTATCTAATGCCTCTTCGATTGTGTGCGTTAATACATGCATAGCATTTCCATGTTGATCCTTAACTATTCCATTGTTAGTCTCTACATTATTAGAAATACAACATACTCTATAGTAACCTAAATTATTAATTTCAATCGACGACCACGGAATGGAACAGAACGAATCAGGGAAAATATCTTTATTCATAACACTATTTACACTGTAATAAATACGGTATGATTTTTTCAACTGAGTTAATTAAAACACTTGACTGGACAGACACATTGCGTAACTGTTCAAATTTTGGAAGCCAATTTGTTGATGATCAGAAATGCTATGAAAATAGCATAAAAATAAAAGATACACACACTATTATAAAACGATTAGCTGGCACAGAAATCCCAACATGGATTAGAGACTGTTTTAATTTTGAAATACAAGTGTTGCAAGTGTTTGCAATTAATCCTAAATCAGTTGGACTAATTCATAAAGATGGCATTAATAGGTGTTGCGCCTTTAATATCCCTATTAAAAATTGTGATCAAGGATACATGCAATGGTTCGAGCCTGCTGCGTTTTCTGAATTCTTTATTGGCAACGATTATACTACTATACGAATTACCAATGAAGAAATTAACAAAGGAGAAAAAATTGATATTCCTCCATTGCACTCTACGTTGTTAACATCGCCTGCTATTGTGAATACAGATGTATGGCATCGAGTAGATAATCGATCAAGTGACAATGCCAGATGGATGTTAAGTCTTAGATTTAAGGATAATCCGTCATTTGACACTCTTAATAGTAAGTTACATATAGCATGAATTATTTTAAATTCCCTATTGATTTACACTTTGATAAAATTGCATTTCTTGATAACCGTCAAGTTGTTCCCCTTGTAACAGATATAAATGAGTTTGCACTACCGTTGTTTAATCATAACGGGGTAATACCAGAGTTTTTTAAAACACTCGAAATACTATTTGACTCAGTAATAACCAAACCTAGGATATTTGTTTATCCACCCCATTTTAATATGACTACTTCTCATATCGACGGATATGCTAATGAGCCAGTTAGATGGGCACTAAACATTCCGCTGTTTGGAACAAAAGGATCTAAAATGAATTGGTTTGAAATAGACAATACTATTAACGATCTACAATCATACGGTGATCGATCAAGGGCATTAATTTACGATATAACAACGGACTGTATTGATTCTTTAGAATTATTAGAACCGTGTATAGTGCGAACTGATATTCCACACAATGTGGTTAATTTAAAATCATCACCTAGGGCAATTCTTAGTGTTCGATTTGAAAGAAGTATCGTTGATACTATTGAGACAATGCATAAAAAGTTTAATTGCTAGTTGTTAGCAACAAGTGCAGTCTATATTGTGTTCCTAGGTGTACTACAGAATGTTTGATATCTCTAGGATTCAAATACCAAATTCTTCCATCAGCTGGCATATGACATAGCGACATATCTCTTGGCGCTGTTTCAAATACCCAAAGACAATTTTCATCGGTAATTATTGGTAAATGATATCGATGCGCAGTATGCATGTCACGATGCAACTTATAAGAGTGTTTTGCCCTTAACCATATTAACTGACACCTACCTTGAAATTTATTTGTAAACTTGCTATTGTGCATAGTCAATACATTATCAATAACTTCTTTAAGATACAACCCATTTAACTCACTTAAAAATTCTGAAAAGTCTTCTTCTTTAACGCCTGCTTTTTCTGTAGCAATATGATCGTCTCGATATTTTTTCCACCTGTCGACTCCAATAAGACCAGGTAAGTGTGTTAGATTAAATGTAGTAGCAGACTGTTTTAATAATTCGTTATGAAATAGAGAATGAGAAATTCCCAATCTTTCAAACAGTATATTAATTGATTCTTCTATTTTTGTTGTATTAAAAGTTAGCTCAACAGGAAAACAATATGTATCAATCTTATCAGTTATTATCATTACATATCCTATTCTTTATATCTTCTTTAAATTTGCCATCTATTCTTACTGAGAAACTAAAATACGGAACAGCATCAGTTCCATGAAAATCCATTTCATTAAACCAAACGAATTTTTTATCAGTAAGCGTGTAAATTTTTTGATTAGTATCTTCATCATACACAAATATCTTTTTAGTAGTATTAGCAGTAGTGAACCAGATAAAATCGTCTTTAGGCTTCTCTATTCGTTGTTGTTCTGAACTTGCATCATAATGCGGTACTGTTTGATTATTTGCTTCTGTCATGAACAACATTACTCTGCCCACTTCCTCAAACGGCATTTGTTCTATAAGTTTTATTAGTGAAGGGAAATGTTGAGCATTTTCAGTCCAATAACAATCGCTAGCTACTGCTTTATTCTTTATTCCGCTGCGTTCAATTCGTTTATTAGTTTTAAGATATACTGACCAAAACGGATGTGCTACTGGATAGATACATGTCATGAATTTTATCTTTGCTTCAGTAGTTGGCAAATTATCAAATATCTCAATCTGTCTAGTAGTTAAATATTTTTCTCTATTTTTTATAAACGGAGTTATTTCTTCGTTTTCCCATCTATGGTGAACTCCGCTAGAAACAAACTTCTTATCCCAAGTTGACTTAGCAATACCTTCACAAATATCCGTATGTAATTCTTCCCAGTCAACAGCTGGCACAAAATTATCTAAATATAAAAATGGAGATTTGTTTTTTCCCAATCCTGTAATCATTCTACTAATCTCCAAGGGTCTTCGACAAATCTAAAACTTAATGATATACGTTTCATACCAAAAGGTGAAAACACCCCGTGTGGAACTTTTGTATTGAATAGTGTAGGCATATGCAAATCAAACTTATCAATTAACAAAAATTTTGCATCTTTAAACAAATATCTTGGAATACCGTTTGGTTGCTTTGACTCAATCAGTGATCCTTCAATTTGTTTATATATTCCTGTAAACGAACCTTCTGGTATTTTGATTCCAAAATTTAATGCTAATGTATTTTTTTGGCTATCAACATGTATATGATTGCTACCGTCACCCATGATGGTTATTATTGCACATACTCTAGGACGGATTCCTTGTTGCATAAACCATAGATTAATACTAGGACATTTTGCTAACACATCTTGAAGAGTAAGATGATAATAGGGATTTTGGCTTTCTATTACAGGTTCGTGAGCATATGCATATACAGAAAGTTCGTTTATAATATTTTCATAATTATCAATCTGTATTGTTTTATATAAGAAATTTTCAATCATACTTTATGGTCTATATTTATTCTGTAGAAATGTCGCTCAGCATCGTCCTTTAATATCAGTGATGTACGATTATGTATAAAAGAATAGTTATCATAAATTGCAATATCAAAAGTATCCCAGGTGTGGAAGTATTGTAGCTCTTGAAATTTTAATAGTTGAGTTGTTAACTCGGCTATCAACGAACAATCTGACTGTAACACTCCGTCAATTTTTACACCACATATCCACGCTTTTTTATAAAATACAGTATTATAATGATTTAATCTTAATGACCTTATTCCAGTTATAGGATGAATCTTTATAAGATCGTGTTCTTGAATATCAGTACCTGGCTCATACCAACTTTGCTGTATAATTTTTACTCTAGGTAATAACTCTTGTTGTGCAGGTGTTAAGTATTTAAAAGCATCTTCAGTTATATTTAAAAATCCTGTTATCCCTGATATCTCAGGATTGGGATTTTTAGTAATCCATAAGCTTCTAAAAGGAAATGGTCTAAACGATCTATTTGGAATATCAGCATGATACGGCATCGGTTTTACTTTGATGCTTTTGCAGTTCTTGTTGCTGAATGGACTTAATGTAACTATACGCGAACCTATATCTACATCATCTTTCTCTTCTCGACTATACAAGTAATCTACGTTATTCCAAGGTTCACCAAAATGCAGGGCAAATTTTGCATAATCAACCTTATCAAAACTCATTCGTTTGAACACTAACAAGTGTCGTTGATATATTAAATTTCTCCAATATCCCTCGGGCATCTTAAAGAAGTCTAATGGATTATCAAACTCAATAATGCTGCCCCAGTTATTTTGCATAGGTGTTGAAATCATGTAAATATTTATGAATTAATATAGGGAAGCATATGAATGTTGAAGCAGTGTGTCTGATTGACAATACATCAAAACCTATGGAAATACTTATTAATCCAGACGCCGGCGGCGATTGGGCAATACGATATCTCTGGATACAACATCGAGATGATAATGAGACTTTTACTAAAAATTATTTTGTGCAAGGCAGCACACAGGGTATGAATATAAGAAAGCAAACCACTCATTTGCAATCAACCTGGAAGAATCATAATGCAGTATTTGATCAGTCGGCACTAAACGGCGACTTAATCTGGCGTGTTAAAGTATTTAATCCTATCAGCAACAGTATTGACTATGTCGAAGTGTGGAAAGATATAGATACTATTGTTCGATTGTTTGATGAAGTTGCAGTTTTAGATGATGGAAACAAATGGAGTAATCAAGAAAAAAGAGATTTGGGACTAGGAATATGGAATGCTGGATTTTGTGTAAGGCATCTTAGACCATATGCTACTATTTCTAAAGATGCAGCAATAGCAGAATATAAAAAATTTGTTGCTCAATATAAAAATAAAGACAATTGTATTATCAACACACCTATGAAGCAAGGAATTTCAAATGGTTAACCATGTTAAAATTTTAGACAAGATACCCGACGATATTTTTAATGCTGCCTATAATGAAGTATTACAAATTGATTGGAACAATCTATTAATACCCGATAGACGATCCGAAGCTAGTGTTTTTAAAACCAGCATAACAAATCATCTAAGGGTACATAAAATTAAAAAAGATACCCCGCATACAATAGAAGCATTATCTGCAATAGTTGAGTGCATCGATACTCCTGCAAGACTATTATACCCTAAGGTTGATCGTCTGGTTGATTGGGTATTCAATAATGTCAAAGGAACAAAGTTAGGAAGAATAATGCTGGTAAAACTTCTTCCTGGTGGAGCTATAGGAGAACACATAGACCCGGGACCTTACTTTCAGGCACATTATAGATTTCATGTTCCGTTTATAACACACGCTGATATGGTATTCCTCGGCCCTGGGAAATTAAATCCAACACATATGCCAGCAGGATTCTTATCACAGTTGGCAAATAGACAATTGCATTCTGCAGAAAATAAGTCAAATGTTGATCGCATACATTTAATTGTAGACATAGATTCTGATAACCCTATCTATAACATATGAAAATAACAAACATTAATCCGGGATGGGGAACAATAATTGAGTGTAGTAAAGATCAGATATTGGCACATGATCCTACATTTTTTAAAGAATTGGGATACAATCGGGACTTAGTTATTCTAAGAGGACTAGGGAAACTTACGCTAGAAGAGCATTACAAAATTCTTTCTTATTTTGCACAGCCTTGGAATGCTGAAGACTATTTGCATAGTAACGAAGTAGTTATTAATTTTGACTACAATAATGCTCCAGTTTGTATATCTAGGTTTAGTAATAAAAATAGCAGGCTAGGATCTGTTAAAATGCCGTGGCATGTTGACATAGGTAATTACGGCGATAAATCTTTTCCATGGCGTGCATTATATAATTTAAAGAATCCTAATCCTGAAGGAGGAATTACTTCGTGGCTAAATCTTCGATTGGATTTAATCAATCCTCTACCTGATAAATTAGAGTATTATAAAAACATTGAAGTGGTAAATCAAAGTTGGCATACTGGAGATGCTGCGTTTCTAACTAGAAATCCATATATTAAAACGCATCCAATAACTGGAAAAGATTCTTTAAGATCGAACTATTTTGTTGCTCCAGGATGGAGCCCTCATGCTTGGATTAAAGAAACATATTTACAAGGACAGCTTGTAGATAATTTAACAGTATTAGGTGCAATCCATAGCGAATTGTCAGCTAGGCCAGAGTTGGTATATAATCATCAATGGGAATTAAATGACATTATTATCTATGATAACTGGAATTTGATGCACAAACGAACGCAGTTAGACATAAGTGATGATCAAGAAAGACTTTTTTGGAGGACTAACTTATATCATAATAAATAACATAGGGGGAGACTTCAAATGCTTAAAAAGATTTATAATATATTTAGACCAGATGCAAGTGCAGAATTTTGGCACCTTATACCTGAAAATAGGGAATGGGCAGAATCTGTCGAAAAAGAAATGATCGAAAAAGGATTAATGATTTCTTGTGAAAACACAATATCCGATGATGGTCTATTGTTTACCAGAACAACATTATTTCAAAATTTAGATGGCTTCCATCGGATGAAAGAAGCACTTAAACATCTTTCTTACGATCAAGATAGGATTGACTACAATACTGCTAATTCTCATATTTTCTTTTCATCTGACGAAGAGATAGAATGAACAATCTAGGTTATCTGATCAAGCAAATCGAAACCTTAGAAGAGTATGCAGCAGTAGAAAAATTATGGAATTCAAAAAATAAATTAATGCGTGAGGAAGGGGCGTCTCTTGTTAAGCACCTTCCGTTGTTTAAAGTAGTAGGAGCCTATTTAAACGATGAATTAGTTGCTACTTTGAAATACCATTATTGGAATAATTTTCCGTATTACTCAATAGGCGCATTATATACAAAGAGTGGTTTAGTAAATTTATATGATTTTTCTAACCCAAACAATCCCATTCCTTATATTACAGATTTCATTTTAGATAAACTTGAATCTGAAGGATACTACACTTGGTATTATGTTAGAACGCTAGGAAAAGCATATGCCCGTATTCAACAAAACAATCACGATTTATTATCCTGTACAAAATTAGGACATAGGTATAGGCGAGACATTGAAGAAGTTATTCTTCCAAACGAAATTTCAAAATTTAAAATACATAACAATCTTATTTTAAATAAGCAGTGGGCGAGACCTATGGTTGTTGTTAGATGCTCACTAGACAATCAATATAGGCCCAATGGCGATATATTCAACAACGAATTTAATTTTTTAAAAAATGTTAAAGAAATTACAACGACACACTGAATTTGGAAACCAAAAATACAGAGATTATATTCAACCAGCTAATCAAGATGTATTTGAAATATTCAATGATCGATTATCGATCATTGATCCAGAATGGTATACTAAAGAAATATTAGACTTCGGTTGTAATGTAGGACATTTGTTAACCACATCAGCGGGTAAAATTGCCCCTAAGAAATATACAGGTGTTGATATACATAAAAAATCTTTAGAAATTGCAGAAAAATTAAATCCTGATGCATCGTGGATACACTATAATGGATATAACTCAACATTTAATCCGGGTGGAAATATTGATGAGTTTTTTACTGTTGAAACAAAACCTGAAATTATTATTGCATACGGGGTATTCACACATTGTGATTTTAAGGAAACTAATAGATTAATAGCTAACCTAAAGTCTATGTTATCAGATAACGGTATTATTGTGTTTTCAATCTGGGAAGATGTGCATGTCGGTGGGTATTTGCATTTCTTAAAAAACTGCTTTGACTTAAAATTACATGCTAACCCAGCGTTTATAAATGCAAAATTTGATAAATCAATGTATCTTATAAATCGTGAATCTGCAATTTTTGATAAAGAAGAAACAGGATATACTGATCTTAATTGGTTAGAAGCATTTTATAATAAAGAATACATACTAAAATCAATTCCTAATACAGAGTTTTTAAATGGCACATATTCCCACCACTCTATTTTCTTAACAAAAAATGAAAAATAATTTTAATAAATTATGGGAATTAACTTCTAAAAAATTTCTTGCATTAACTATACTGTCGCATGTTAGTTTAATGTATGTGCTAATATTGCTTCCTGTCTTACATTTACTATGTGTGATTACTATTGCAATTTTAATACTGCTATTTGCCAGTGTGCCAGTGTATCACAGATTCCTAAGTCACAGGAGCTGGAATTGTCCTCGGTGGTACGAAATTTTTGCATCAATATTTGGAGTCTTTAGTTTTACTGGATCCACTATATCTAGAACAGTTACGCATAGGCAACATCATGCATTTGCTGATACTGATAAAGATCCACATAGTCCTTTATTTTCTCCTTGGTATAAAATATACTTTCCATTTTTTAATCAAAAGAGAATCAATAGTAACCTGGCCAAGGACTTAATATTGGACCCGCTACATCGAACTATTCATAAATTTTATCTATTAATTATTTTAACAGGGTATACAGTAGTGTGGATGTTATTTGATTTCAATTGGGCAATAACTTTAACCATTGCACCAGGATCATTATGCTGGGCAAATGTGTGTATCCTTAATATTTTTGGACACCGAACAACAGGTGGCACAAATAGTAGCATCCTATCTTTTATAACACTGGGTGAGGGCAATCATAAATATCATCATGCCAGTCCGACACAATCTAATACTGGGAACGATAGATTTGATATAGCATATCTACTAATAAAATTAATTAAGAAAACCAAGTGAGTCCTTACAAACAAACATTATATGTAGTATGGGGGAACCAAATACTTTTTGTATTAGGAGTAATACTACTACAGGCTTGGTGGACTATTCCATTAGCTATACTTGGGATGTATACGTTTGCTATCTTAAGTGAGATATCAATACATAGATATTATACTCATAAAAGTTATACAACATCATCTTTTAAAGAAAAGTTGCTTCGTGTCTTTGCAATACTAGCAGGGCAGGGCGCAACAATATCTTGGGTTACAGTGCATCGAACACATCATGCTTTTGAAGATACTGAAAAAGACCCACATAGTCCAATGTTTCATCCTCGGTGGAAAATATTACTAGGACTGTATCCACAGGACTATAAAAAGACATTGGTAATAGATTTAATGAGAGGCCCTAGTTGGAAATATTTTGTATTTGAAAATAATTACTACTGGTTGATGTGGACTGCAATTTGGAGTGGGACATTTTTAATACACCCTGTGTTGTTCTATTTCATAGTATCTGGGTCTGCAATGTGGTATTTGGCAACTAGTCTAGTTAATATTGCATCGCACGGAAATATGTTAGGGGAAAGAAAATTTACTGATACAGTTGCAACTAATAGTCCGCTATTAAATTTAATTACAGCAATAGGAAATCATAACAATCATCACAAATATCCTAACAGTTTTACCTATTCAATTAATGGAGAAATAGATGTCTGCGGCTATGTCATTAAAAGATTCTTTTCAAAAAAATAGTCCAATTATTAAGTATAGTATACTATGGCTAATCGGTATGTTTGGTTTTGTAGGATCGATATGTTATACTATATATTCTCAGGAATTTACATATTGGGCAATTTCATATTTGTATTTTAGAGTTCTGTGGTTTTTTACAAATGGAATTGCACTGCATAGGTATTTTGCACATAAAGCATTTAAGACAGGACCTGTTCGACATAAATTTTTAGCGTGGATTACAGTCCTTGGAGGAGTAGGTAGTCCGTTTACTTGGGCTATACATCATAGACACCACCATCTTCATTCAGACATGCCTAACGATTTACACAGCCCAAAAGACAGCATAATAAAATCAATGCTAGGAACCTGGGCAATTGAACCAATGTCTTGGTGGGCAGGCAAAGGAGTAAACACTATTCCCAAAGATTTGTATAGAGACAAAACAGTAATGTTTATTAATACTCACTATTATAAAATTTGGACATTTATATTCTTTTCATCTCTCCTAATTGCAGGATGGCAGTTTTGTTTATTTTTTATAATGGCGCCCATTGGTTGGAATTTATTTCACGGTGCAATAACAAATTGTCTCAACCATATGACTATCCCCGGGTCTTATAGAAATTACTCAACTAACGATCAGAGTCAAAACCACAAATGGATCAACATTTATCTATTAGGTGAGGGTTTACATAACAATCATCATGCACATCCTGGAAATTACAATCAGGCACATGCACCTGGAGAGTTTGATTTCGGTGCATGGGTAATTAAGAAATTCTTTGCAATAAATGAAACCTGATCTTATATTATTAACAAATACCAGGGGCAGCGTATGGCAACGATCTATAGGTGCATATCAAGTTGCACATCATTGTCGGCAACACGGTTTCACTGTTCAGGTAATCGATTTTACTGATTTTTTCTCCGAGGAGGAATTAATTGATGTTGTATCAAATTTATCATCTAATAATCTATTAGCTGTAGGACTATCGACAACGTTTTATTCTAAACAGGATGACACAAATCCGCTGTTAGCTAAAAATGCAGGCTCTAATTTAAGAGGTAGTGCAGACATCGATGGAAAAATTTCAAATTTATTTAAACATGTTAAACAACATTTCCCCACGGTGAAAATTATTGCAGGCGGTGCAAATAGTTGGCAACTTGAAAATAATAAATTATTTGATGCGGTATTCCACGGATATGCAGAAGAGTCAGTAGCCTCCTATCTTAAAAGTATTCAAACTAAACAAAGAACTAGAATACATCTTAAAAAGAACGGTATTGATATAATTAATGGAGACCTTGAAACTTTTGATATTGAATTGCTAGAACATCGCTGGTTGCCAGAAGATATTGTTCTTCATAACGAAACTTTACCTATTGAAATCGGCCGAGGGTGTATTTTTAAATGCAAATTTTGTAGCTATCCATTAAACGGAAAACAAAAGTTAGACTACATTAGAGACTATAGCAAGATAGTAGAAGAAATGGAATATAACTACGCTATGTTCGGTACAACTAACTATTTCTTTACCGATGATACTTTTAATGATTCTACAGAAAAGATTGAATCTTTGCATAAAGTATTCACTTCATTATCTTTTAAAATTAATTTTGTATGTTATCTTCGAGCAGACCTGATGTATAGGTTTCCGAAACAAATTCAATTATTAAAAGAAATGGGATTAAGTTCAGTTGTGCTAGGAATAGAATCTCTACATCAAGGTGCTGCTAAGTCTGTTGGTAAAGGTATGAATGTTGAAAAAATGAAACAGTTCTTGTTAGACCTGTATTATAAACACTGGGAAGAAAAAGTATCAATTACCTGTTCGATGATTATAGGGTTACCAGGAGAAGATGAGGAACATGTTCGATCTGCATTTAATTGGTTTAGAACTGAAGGTAAAGATTTGTGTGATAGCTGGTGGCCACTTACTATTAGTACAGAAGGGCACTATTTGTCACAGTTTGATAAAGAACATAAGAAGTTTCAATATGATCTATCCCAAGGTGAACCTTGGGTGAGCCCTATTATGAAATACAGCGATGCATATCGATTATCCCAAGAGTTCAATTCAATAGGAATGAATCACGATAATCATCCCGGTTCGTGGATGATTATGGCTCTACGCAGTTACGGTTATTCTCAGGAAGAATTAATGAACTGGCAAGTTAAAGATATGCCATGGAAGGCACTTTTGAAAAAAAGAATAAGAATGTTTCAAGAGTATAAAACATCTTTAAATTCATTTTTAATCCAATCTGCAAATGCAGAATGTGATCGAGGTCCCCCGTGTATATCTCTTGCTTGATCTAACTCTTTCCATCTATAAGTTTTACATACAGGATTTTCAATAGGTCTAAAATCAAAATCTAAACCAAATTCTATAATAGGTATATTGTTTAAATGAACAATATCTAACATCAATTCTCTAAATTGATTTCCTAGGGATTGCCAATACTCTAATTCCTTCCCCGCTAGTAGTAAATCAATTCCTTTAGGATTGTTGAACCATACTCCTACCCTGTCTAAATCTTTCCAAAGAAAGAATCTATCATTTTCTGTGCGCTGACATACAATTAGTTTAGGCTTTTTATTTGGAAACGCTCTAAGCCAGGCAGCAATATTGGCGGAAATTAAATCATTGCCGGATCCACCAATTCCCATATTATATATAGGACAAGTAAACGGTAAATGATTCCAGTATACCAATTCAATAGGTAATCCTACTCCCTGGGTATGACTACACCCGGCTATCAATATATAATTATTATCTTCTAATTCATCGAGATTTAGTTGTGTTCGATGCCCTAGTTTATTAAAAGTGTATGATATATCAGAATGCTGCCATGGCCAATTTTTTCCTAGCTTAGTTGTTTGCTGATTAAAATTATTTAAATCGTCTGTTCCAAACCATAACTGTGTAGTGTTTACGCAGTCGAACCCTATAATTCCATTTTGTTTAATTAAAGACACACTGCTCATAACGTTTTATATATGTTCGCCGCTAGTCCAATAGAGGTTAGATACTCAGATAATCTTGAGATTAGATGTGCAGATAATTTCTGTTGTAAATCTTTATATGAAACTTTTTTAAAATATACAACAACTGATTTCCTAACCTTTGATCCGTTTACGCTTCTGACTCTATGGGGGACCTGGGGGTTTACAATTGCCGGAAATGTGTTACAAGTAAATTTAGGTAATATATTATCTGGATTATACCATATGGTATAATCAATGATTGAGCGATTGCTATGCACTGGATTTAACCCGTCCTTATCCCAAAAGTCCAACACACTATCTCCTTCTATTAACCAATTAATACCATGCGTTCTTGCACTTGACCGAAAGAAAAAGTTACCGTCTGTGTGTGGAGGGTTCTCTTGTGCAGTAGTAAGATCCCATTGCCAGATAACTACATTTTCTATTTCCAGTCCTGCAGTTTCTAACAATTCTATAACTGAAAGTTTTAATATTTCTTTAGAAAAGACGGAAAATTCATCACTACCAATCTTTTCGAAAATCTGAGGATCGGCTAATGGATTCTTATCTATTTTAATAGGTGTATAACAGTTTGAAGATTTCATATTTCAAAAACATGATCAAAAAAATTATGATCGGTATTCCAGGTATTTATTGCCTCACTAGGATTTTGCAGGTTGTTTTTCAAAGTAGGTTTTACGTTTTTAAACAACACGTCTATTGTATTTTTTGTTAAAATTAATTCCAACCAATCTTTTCTAATTATATCAAATATAATATGTGCCCGAATCCCTGTGCCTAAGTTCAAAGACCTATGTTGCTTTATGTTATTAAACTCGTATATCCCGTATTTTTCTAAATGGTATCTAGCATTCTCTATGTCTAAAAATGCATTAATGTTTGTAGTTATAGGTATGTGAATTCTACGACTAAATCTGTGGAAGACTTTAGGATCAATATGCCATCCTTGTTCTACCCCACCCGGGCATACGCTTAACTCACTTTTAAGAATTTTATAATTAGGAAACAAGTGCATACAACAATCTATAATATTGTATGACTCTTTCTCTATTAAATTGTCATCGGTGTCATACTCTTTTGACGCAACGCCTTGTATTTCTCCATAATATCGTTTTTGATATAATACGGGAGATTCGGCTAACGCACGATCTCGAACCAGTTGTTTTTTGTTCCAATTATGGGATACAATTAGATTTTCAAAATATATCAAAAAATCTAGCATATCATTTGGCAATGTATCTATTTTTAGTATGTTTGTATCTACCCACATACTATATTTAGTGAATGATAACTACTGATTTATTAGTCGTTCAATCTCATTAGCAGCTTCTTCCAGCAAGTCTGCAATACGGTCAGGCTTACCTTCTTCTACACTTTTACGTGAAGAAATCTGTCTGCGAATCTCTGCTCGTTTGCGTAGACGGAATACAAGACTTTGTTCTGCTACAGGCAAGTGACTTTCATCATTCATTTTGAAAATCTCGGTACTCGTTCAATTGTGCCGCTATACTGAAACGCATCTAACAAAGGAACCAGTGTTACTAGATCGTTTGCAGCGCGACGCTCAATCATCTTGTGTTCACCATCAATCAACATAAAGTATAATTTGAGTGTGCCTTCGTCAACCTGCGGTTTAAAAATATATTCTAAATCTTCTAATATCATACTGTCTCCACGATGTAGTATCCCGAGTAGGGATAGCGTTCTTGCAACCATTCCAACATGCCCGGTTCATTGGGCAGTTGGATTGAATCAAACTTGTTTGTAATATACATCATTCAACCTCAAGCAAAATCTTTTCACCTTCAGAACGAATACGAGCGATCTTACGACCTTCGATCTTCATGCCAAGTTCAATGAACGGTCCGCCGCTAGGGTCAACAAAGCCCAGGTCATTAAAGTCCATACGCTCTTGTCCTTCGCGACCGCCCATGCGCCAGTATTTGAGATCACCAACGATAGTGTAAACACTTTCACTAACTAGCTCAAAACTATATTCATCACCATACCGATTTTTCATTCTTTAACTCCAAAATATTTTTTTAACAAAACTAAAAATAACCATAAACATTGTAAAGTAAGCGGCGGCGCCAACTATTAGCAAATACACTATCGCCCACCAGCCTGCTCGCTCTCCTTCGTTCATTTTAGTTTTCCAATCTTGTTCACAACTTCAGCCTTGCTTTGTAGCAGTTGGGCACGGAATCTACGGTAGGTCCGCAGTGCAGCCACAGCCATAGGATCATTGGGTCGTGCTTCTAGCTCTGCTATACGAACATCCAGTTCGGCTTCTTTGGCACGATGCCGTTCGACATCTGCCTTGAGCCCTCTAGTATCGCCCCAAAAGAATTTCATATCATCCCCACTTTAAAATAAAGAACACAGCGTCCTTTTGATTTTTAAAACGAAACTCGAAAGCACCTTGACTCCACCGTGGGTTGTTATACCCTTCGTTACGATGTCCAAACCGTTCAGAGCACCATGCCATCATGGCATCCTTGTCCTCCCACCAATCACCGCCCGAATAATACACAGTGTATTTTTGAGGGGCAAGTTCTTCTCGCACCCGCAGTTCTAAACTGCGAGGACGACTTTTGTGATTAGTAAACCAGTTCATAGTATGTGGGTAGAAACTATCGACATCTAAATCAATCATTACACACCCACATACCGGCTGGCCTCGGCGTGCAAACCTGGATCACCCTTAGTCATCACAGCCAACAACAAACGCTTTTCTTCCAAGTAAGTCTTAGCGAAAGCAGGATCATGTTCCATGATGCTCTTGCTGTTGGAGATCAAATCTGCCAACTTGATGGTCTGTGCTTCTGCGGGCGCTTCAGCGGTGTGAGCACGGTCTACAGCCTTACGTGTGGCACGATTGCCATCTTCGGGCTTAGACACATCAGTCAACCACCCAACTAACTCGGCCACCTCAGTGCCGAACTCGGCACGGATAGTTTCGATTGTAACACCAGTGTCTTCCACAACATCATGAAGCCAAGCAGCCGCAACCATAGCGTCAGTGCCGCCGTGACTCATCACTATTGAGGCTACTTCGGCTGGATGAACGATGTAGGGTTCGAACGTATACTTACGAACTTGCCCTACAGCCGCATGTGCCGCAGTTGCAAATACTCTAGCCCTTATTATGATGGTCATGCTACTCTCCTTAGTAAGTATATATTATAGCATGGTTTTACCATGCTGTCAACCGGTATGATGACCTTTGATTTTGCCCGTTAACGCATCCGAAATAGCTCGTTCCATTTCTACAACAATCATTCCAGTTGCATCCATGCCCATATCACGACACCGGAATTCTTCCATTCCGCTTGTGCCGCCGTGTAAGTGACCGTGAAAGTGAAGGGCGCCACGATGCATTTGATCCCATTCTGCAATTGGATAGTGAAACATAACACACTTGTGTCCGTTATAGTTTATGTCCAAATACTTATGAACTTCTTTGAAGCAGTTACGGAATGTAGGGTCATTCAATGCCTTACGATCGTGATTGCCTTCTACAAGAATCTTAGTTCCGTTACATCGATTCATATACTCGGCTGCTTTCTGGGCAGGCAGGAATGCAACATCGCCCAAAATATAAACAAGATCGTCTGGATGAACAATACTATTCCATTCGATGACCATTTGTTCATTCATGTAGTTCACGTCATTGCGAAATCTCGCACGTGATTGTGGGCAGAACGACATAATGTTCTTGTGCCCAAAGTGTAGATCTGAAGTAATCCATGTTCTCATTTTATTATCTTAATACGTTTCTTTTACAATATCATACTCTTCTGCAGGCCATTTGGCTTTAAATTCATCTGTTTTAACATATTCATTATAGGTCTTGGCTTCAAAGAAGACCTTTTTGAATACGCTCATATGTTCGCCCTTGGGCAGAACTGTGAGATAGATCGATTTTGCCTTGCCTGCCATTGTATATCCTTTGTGTTAATATTTACATTATACAGTCAAAAGAAAGCCCTGTCAAGCAGGGCTGTGGTTATTGTGCGAACCAAATCTCTTTGAAACCTTCCTCTTCGGTTGGATCTTCCCAAGATCCAATCATGCTATAGATAACATGATCCGGAATCTCTTTGCCAGGACGGCTCATTAACCGACGCATAAGTTCTTTATGCTCAGGTGTCTTAAACACCACAGCAATGTGCTCATAGTCTGGCAACATGTTGAACTTACGAGCGCGACTTTTAACAGTGGTGCTGGTTTGATCCCAAATAATGTCACGATTCATTTCGCGGGCCGCCACCACTTCCTTGGCCATCAAGTCCACCGCAGTGGGCATAAAATCTGTAAAGACTTCGCTGTAGGTACGACCCACTTCCTTAGCATAGATTTCAACCCACTTGTCTGTGCTTATTCGGGCGCACAGTAATGCCCAGTCTTGTTCATCTACCCAAGTAGATTTACCAGAACCAGGCACTCCAATCAATTGATAGCATTTTGCCATTAGTCTACACTCCTAAAAGATCGCCAATCATCTACATTGGGCTTTTCATCTTCATCATAAGTCCAACCCAGAGCCTTCATCATGCGGTGCTTGACTAACAGGTTAGGACTACGGAATCGACCAGTATCTTCAAAGCCCAGCATGACCCCAACTTCGCAAACCGCACCTGACCGACAGATGCCTGCATAGCAATGAACAACAACATTCATACGATTGTCCAGTGCGTGTTGCAGTAGTCGAACCAGCTCAGCAGCCTGCTCATGACTACAACGCATGGCTTCGTCGAGGGCAAAGTCTTTTTCTTCTATGTCCAAAAATTCAAAGTTATGTTGTTCTTTGAACTTGTGTGCTGGCACAGGACGCCAGCTGGCTGGATCAACAATGCTGATCAGCATACTATTCTCTCCAGCCTCATGATGGAACCTTGTGGGTATATCAGCGGCTGCTACGTTTTCAATCCATGGCATATATGCCTCCTAAGTTTCTATGTCGATGTGCCGACCTTTGTCCAAATCTAGACGAAGATTCCTTGCCACTCGTTCTGCTACAATATCTTCAAACTTACGCTGTTCGATTACTTTGCGATAGTCCTCGTCTCTTTTGTCTTGAATCAGGCGCTGTTCAAGATTGTATTCTCGAATACGAATTTGTTCTGTTCTTGAAATGTTCATAATTCGATTGCCTTTCTAAATAAAATTTCTTGGCGTGCAAATGCATCCAATTCCCAGGGTTGATCCAGATAGTGCGTCTTTTTACTATAACGCTTGCCCATCCAGATCCTTGATTGATTTGGTAAGAACTTCATTAGTCCTTTAGCCAATTGCCGAACGTGAACCATTTCGTGTGCTAAAGTTGTGCCCATATCTAACAGGCCGGCCTTGGTAATTCGTTTTGGTTTCCTAATTAACACAAGATAGCAGTCGGCAATTTTAATGTCAAGTGTTGCACCCTGCATCCCTTCCTCGATATCTTCGGTAACTTTAACTAAAACAGCTCGCCGACTACGAGTCAAACCTAATTGTGCAATCATAGAAGGCATAAGACTGTTAATAAACTTACGTGCATGTTCATTTTTTGCTTCGACTAGATATTCCATTGTGCGACCTTTCTGCTTTGTTATAGCCTAATTATAGCATACTTTTACCAGTTTGTCAACTCAGTAAATAATATTATGTCCAAAAAGCAAACTCGCCAAGAAGAAAAACTCGACGAGCTCAACGAACTTTTGAGTTATTATGACTATCCTACAAAAGGGGAAACGCTCTGCTCCCATAAAGGGTTACTAATGGGCTGGATAGCCAGACTAGCATCAACAGATTATATAGTAGCACAAGAGCTAGAGAATCGGTTAGAAATTGCTAGACAAAAACATAAAAATACATAGTCAACTTAGCAGTTCAGGATAAAAGAAGCTAAGATCCTTTTGATAAATTAAACGTATAAGATCGTTTGATTCCTTGTCAAACAGTCTTCTATAATTCATAGGTTTAGGTAACGTAAATACTGCTTCTGATGATTTTGAAAATTTAATAAAATCAGTTTCAATATATTCGTTCCTTAAAAATATAATCGAATCATCCAGAGGATAGTCATCTAATATATTAGGACACAAAGTTGGGTCCAATGCAACTGATCGAACAAGTTGTTTTAAGTCCGTGAATTTTCTTTTATGTCTCACAGAGTCTGTGTAAATCTGAAATAATCGTAGCCACGGATCATTTATTGCAGTTATGAATCTAACATTTGGATACAAATTTTTTAAGTGAGATAATCCGGATACAGTATTTTTTACTCGCCCTTCTAGATATCTAAAACAGGTTGCTGGATTTTTTCTAAACCAATAAATGATTGCTGCTAAATTAGCAACGTTGTTATTCGGGATCCCGAATAACATAAAAATATCATTATCGGCGATTGATAAACTGGATAAATGCTCGTTGATAGTATATGTCATATAATTCGTTTTGTAAAAAATTAATATTTTTAGAAAATCTATCCTTGTGTGTGGACCATAATTTTTTAACTAAGTCTGGATTATTTAATAGATGCATATTATTTGATATTGCAAGATACATCCTACGAATTGGATGAAGTTCATTATCGTAACTGTGATCTATTACATCGTCGAACACGTCTAATCCCAGGGTTCTTAAAAACTTTACGATACCTGGCGAACTAATCCATATTGGAAAACTACACCCATAAAAACAATTAGCAGTTTTTTCAGTTACTAAAAATGCAGTTTCTGTATATGATGTTTCGTTAATAAATTCAATAAACGTATTTTGATAATAAGGAGTTAATACCGATAAAAAGTTATTGTAATTGTCATTATCTTTCTCCGGATATATATCTATAGAGTCTGATATATCTAATGCAGTAGTTAATAGTTTTTGATATCCTACCTCGAATACTTCTTTAATATCTTCCTGAGAAGCAAAGTCCCATGTATGAGTCGGTGTAGTAGGCAATTCATCTCTAAACATACAGGATATAAGTCCGTGATCTTTTAAATTCAATCCTAATAAAAAAGAAAGAAAATACCGTCTGGCGGTTCTGTTATTCCTATTGAGTGTTAAGAATGTAGTATTACTTTCTAAATTCTTTTCTAAAATATTAGGCAACCGTTTATACTCTATCATTTGATTAGTAATGTCGCCGCCCCATGGAACAATACTAACATTTTTATAATTAACATACGATTCTAAATTTTCTAAAGAAGTAATTAATATAAATTTTTTATCTGCATGAGCTTCGAATATATCGGTAAGAGGAGTTATTAAGGTAGGTTCGGCATGATACCAGGGATTAAAGTCATCACTGGTTAGATGATCTTTAATGGCAATTATTACTAAATTATTCTTAATCGAGGATTGAATATAATTCCAATAAAAGTCTCTATGCACAGCATAATACTCGGGCTCTTCGTCATATGATTTATTTGAAATATTAAACAATTCAACTTTGCCATGTGCTAACGTCAGCGACCACACATAGAATGCATCAAATGGTTCTGACACAGTATCTATGAGTTGAAAAAACAATCTAGAAGTAAATTGATCGTTTGGTGGCTGAGAGAGTATCTGGATCATTGCTCTATTTTTTCAAGGACAGGGATCCATAACTTTCTTAAATTAACCATGCTCTGTTTAAATCCATTAGGAGTCAACTCTTGCTCGTCAGTAAACATATAGTTGTTTTCAAAGAAGATCTGTGCTTCTGGACTTCTAATTGCTTTGGCAAAATTATCAACATACCATTTGTGTATATCGGCTGGAGTGCCTTTTGGGAGTATAATACCCCATCCTGCATATACATTCATACCCGGAACCCATTTGTTCATCAACGGAGTGTTTTCAAAACCTTTGATGTTACGTTCACTGGTTAATGCGATAATTTTAATCTTACCTGATTGTGCAAGTGGGGCAGCAACTGCGGCTGGAATAATACCAAACTCTAAATGACCACCTGCTACATCATTCCCTGCTTGAGCAGGACCTTTGTATTCTACAGTAACAATTAGTTTTTTATCTAGTCTAATCTTATCTGCCATGTAGTCATAGGCTAACTTATGTGCGCCACTACCTGCGGCAATGTTAATTGGCTTTGTAGTCGTCTTTAACTTATTAACAAATTCTGCAGGATTATTAACATCACTGTTACTGTGTGCAATCACGACCAACGGGCTCTTTGCAATGCCAACTACATATTCAAAATCATCTAACTTATATCTAACAGCAGTTCGTTGAAAGAATTCTGCTGTGACAAATACACCCTGATTACTGGGAATATGAATGTGGTAGCCATCAGCCGGACGAGTTATAAAATCGTTCATTGCTATAACTCCGCTAGCACCTGGACGATTTTCTATAATAAATGCAAGTTTAGGATTTGCTTTTTCTAGAATACTGCTTACTCCTCTAAAACTTAATTCGTTTCCTGATCCTGGAGCAAATCCTATCAATACATTAATAGGCTTAGTTGGTTCCCAGGCCCAAGCAGTTGATGTGATTAAAGAAAATACAATTACTTTAATAAAGTTACTAATATATCTGACCATTGTTGTTTTACCTCTATCTGTTGATTAAATTGTTGTTCGACCCATATTGGTGTAAAGTAATTCCAAGTTAAGTCATGCGTGTGTGCAAACTTTAAAATGCAGGCATTTTGTTTTGCAATTTCTCCTAACATAGTGGTGCTATCTTTGTAGGCTGTATAACTAGGATACTTAATGTTAAAGCCGCCCGCTTCGTGCCACCACGCATAACTAGTCATGTCTGGCCTATAAACCAACATAATCCAATCATTAGAGAAACGTTGCCTAACTGCGTCTAACTTGTATGCCCAATCGTGACTCTTAACTATTCGTGTTCCACCCGATGTAGTCCATGCTTGATCAATATAATTTTCTTCAAGATGCGCTTCTAGCTCCATTCCTTGACCAAAGTAAGCGCCTTTGTGTCCAGAGAAACCGTTGTGACTGAATTCTCTTTCAGGTGTTCGGTCGCTGGTATTAAATCCGTTGAGCTGTTCTAGTGTCTGAGCAATACCGCTCCACCGACTTCCTGGGACTCCTGTAAAAAATAAACGATTAGGTAACATATCTTTAATAAATAACTTAGCAGTTAATATTTATGACGGGGGAAATTATGGAATGGAATTTATCAAAGAATAATATCATTGTTCGATTTCCTCCTCTTGCCGGTGGAAAATTTTTAATTGGACTTTTAAGTTTTTATAAATCTTTCATGTATCCGGTTCCCTTGGTATATAACAGAGAACTAATTCAATCGCCCGATCCAGCGACTATCAAAGAGCTATCTTATTTTTATATACCGATATCTGTCCCCCCTAAAGAAGTTAGGGGCTATTGGAAACGATACGAGGTTTATATGTATGGGTTTTGGAGATTTACAATTAGTGATCTCATAGGAGATAATCCACAACCGATCGAAGCTACTAACATGCTCATTCACAATAAAGTAAATGATATTTTACAAGAATACCGGTGTTTCCACGTAGTTCATGAAAGCACTCATGACCAGCTGTTGTCTATAATGCCTAATGCAACAATTATAAACTTAATAGATTATGATCTTATTCAACAAGTATCATCGAAGTTTAAAAAGATTCACCAGAACAGCAACAGAGATATCAGTAAACTGCAATCAGATAACAATGTTATCAACTTCAGTATGAAGAACATTTTTAATAAAGATAAATTTCTTTCAGAAGTTAACGACCTTGCATATTCAATTTCCGGAAACAATTCTGTTCATCCGGGAATTTACAATTACTACGACAAATATAAAGAGGTTCATTTATGACAGTAAATCAAAAATATTTAAATTACTACTTTGGAACCATTTGGCACAAAAACAGTAACCCGATATCTAAATTTGAAAAATCAGGAATAACATTAGTTGATAAAATTAATGCCAATGATCGAGTTATTGATGTAGGATGTGGAACGAATCCATTTAAAGGATTAATCAATAATTTAGTCGGAGTTGATCCTGCATTTGATCAGGCTGATGTGAAATGCGGTATTGACGAGTTTGAAACTGATCAAACGTTTGATGTTGCACTGTGTTTAGGAAGTATCAATTTTGGTGATGTAAATGATGTCGAAAGGCAGATTGCTAAGGTGGTTAGCTTACTAAAACCTACAGCAAGAATATATTGGAGATGTAATCCCGGGCAACAAGACCATCCTAGTAAAGAATGTGAACTAATTAATTTTTACCCCTGGTCGTTTAGTGAACATATTAGGTTATCGGATAAATTTGGATTTAAACTAATGGAATGCAGTTGGGAAAATAATCGTAGAATCTACGCAGAATGGAAGCGATAAAGACTTTACTAGATTCAGATACTGATACTACTATTATATATCAGGGGGGGTCGGGTGGATTCTTTCTTTATTACCTATTGTTGTTATCGGAAAAATATGTATCGGGTGAAACCGATATACAACAATCTAACGATATAGTATCTACAGTGAAGCAGAAAATACTAGAACAGTTTCCCAATAGTCTTAAAGACAATCGAAGCCAGTGGAAGGTTAAAGAATTCTGGCCAAACAACAATAGTATTAAAAATCAATCGTTCTCTAAGAAAAAATTATTTTTAATTTGCAATCCCTTGTTTAACGAAGGTAGTATTTTAGATAATTTAAAAATATCTATAGGCACTAGGAAGGTGCTTTTATACACTGACCTTGACATACAACTAAGAATGGCGTATGAAAAGAATGCATACTGGTTTACTGAGATTAGCAGGAAAAAATTTAATGCTCCTACAACAAATTATGCATATTTGAAACAGATAAAGTTAAATTATAAGATATTTCGTGAGAAGAAAGTCGATCCTAAGGTCAGCGATATAGTAACATTATATAATCCTAATATATTAATTGATCTAAAAGAGTTAATAGAATATAGTAATTTTAATTCAGACCAAAAAGAATTTGTGCATTATTGGACAAGTTTGCAATCAAACAAAATAAAACAATGCTTACAAATATTATAGTATATAATCCAGGATATGCAGGCAATTTTTTAATTAGATTGTTTAGTCTCGGAACTGATATAGTTCCGCAGATGCCTACTAATGTAATACAAGATAATATACCTTACTATTCAATTGATCAAAGACTAAGTTTATATTCATTCTCCAAGGTTCGAGAACATCATTTAAATTGGCAAAAGCTTCATAGAGAATGGATAGATTTCCAGCAATACGAAAATATAAAGAATTTGTTAGTTGATTGCAATTATACTCATATTATGTTTGCAATGCACGCCCCTGAACTAGAATTGTATTTTCCGATTATAAAAACAATTCAAGACGTAAGATATTTTTATGTAGATTTAGATTTAGAAAAATACGGAAGCTGGATTAATTCTTCACAACAAGATTTGAATTTTAAATATAGAGTAGATGAGATTCTTAAGTATAAGTTATTATTGGATAAATCAACTCCTGATCAACGTATAAATCTAACTGCAATGCTCAACTCGAAAGATGAGTTTTTACAAGAGTATCGAAGAGTTTGTGCAATAATGAATATTACTCCCATAGAAGAACCGGCAATGTCTCTTTATGACGGATGGTATAATACTAGAGTAGCTTATTACATAAAAATTTAATTCCGTCTAATTTACGTGTATAATTTTACCTAATTTATATAATTTTGTAGTTATTGGTTTAACCGAATAAAAATTATTTTTACTACTAAATAGGTCTTTGGTTAACGAATCAGTTTTTAACAAAACTAACCCTCTGATATAATTCATTATAAATTTTTCTCTATTGCGAAAACTTTCGTAAAATAAATTACAATCGCGTCCTGAATATTCAAGGTTAGATCCGCTGTTAGGTAGTATCAATTTAGAGTTTCTGTTTATTTTTTTTTGGATTTCACTTTTTGCTAAATCCCCATACCTACCACACCCTAAGATACTGTATTCAAGTGAATCAAATTTGTTAGCATTCCAAATTTCTTGATAAAAGTCTAAAGGCTTATTTTGCTCTATTGATAATCCTTTAATATACTTTGCCAACATATAACTTTGTTTAATATGTAGCTCGGGGAATTCTCCGCTTATAAAAAAAGGATGCACTCTAATATCAGATAAGTTGTGCCAAGTTTGATCGTCCTGAAAACTATAAAAAGTATCGTCTTGTATGACAAGTCTGGGTTTATCATGGCCGGTTACATAAATGTAATCTTGATCCAATCCCCAATCATAGGATTCATTTTTTTCTATTGATAACTCTTCAGGTAGGCCAACTCCAAATTGTAATCTTTGATTTGTTTTCCAAACCCAGTCTGTCGTATCATATAATGAGATATATTGATTTTTAGTTCCTACTGTTTTAAATACTTTAAAATTATGCAGAGCGGCTTCTTTGTATATAAAATCTAGGGCGTCGACATACATTAAATCTTCCAACCCCTCATTAGATTTAACTCTAATATGAGCGGCAGCTATTGGTATATTATTTCTCTTAAAAACTTCATAGACCGTATATGAATCGGTGCCGCCACTAAATCCTAATACTATAGGTTTCTTTTTATTGGCAAGTTGTCTAGCACGAATGTCCAGCATTGCGTCCCACGACATGTTAGGTTCGACATTCCAATTTGCGTTATCAAATTCTTGTTCGTATAAATTAAAATGAATGGGATTGCCCGTTTTTTTAGAATTAGCAAATGCCAAATATTTGTTAGTGAATATTTCTGTTCCGACAACGTAGTTCATTTTACTTTTTCTAAAAGTTTTCTAAAATTTTCGTAGTGCAAATTAGATTGTTGAATTGTTCCAGGTAGGGGAAACTGCGCCATTTTTCTGGCTTTTTCTGCTACCTCTGCGTTGGTTATGATAGGCTGTAATCTGCGATTGAATTCTACTAGGTCAGCCATATTTGTTTTTGATTTAAATGCAATTAGAGAAATCGGAAACGCCGGAATTGATGCTGCCACTGGAAATCGTTTCGATAAATCTGGGCCCATGATTGTTTTATCGCCATTGATAAATCCTAGACTTTTCAGTTGTCCAGATCTAACATGCTCTTCAAAACTACCACTGGACAAATATATATCGAGACTGCCGTCTTTTAATTGAGAAAAAGAATCCAAGGCCGCTTTATATAAAATCCAATTAACATCTAAACCAGGAAATTTTTTAAAGACTTGTTCGGCAATTGCTTTACTAACTGGACTATGATGTCCTACGTTGATTGTCTTTTTTGATTCTAACATCTTAGGCAGATCAGAATAAGGATTCTTATCCCCTGTATAAAAACTCAACGGTCCCTGAAACAATGTTGCCATAGCGGTTAGGTCAGAATATACTGACTCGTGGCCTGGAAATTTAGAGTTATTAAAAACCAAGTCAGATGGACTACCACATACTAATGAAAAATTAGAATCCTGTGATGCAGCCAGTAGGGCAATATGTCCTTCAGCCCCTGGCTTGATCATCCAGTTAACTGAAGTGTTGTATTGCTTTTCATACATATCCATTACCAATCTGCAAGAGTCAGTTTTTGCTCCGGATATTGCTGAAGAATACACATTAATCATTTTAGGTAACTCTGCATACGTAGTTGAACATACTAGCCCCAATAACACCAACAATAATTTAAATTTCATGCACTTATTTATCGAGCGAAATTTTAGTCGTAAAAAAACCTCACCGTGCAATTATATTGCAGTGGGCAAGGCCGTGTTGGTTGCGGGGGAAGGATTCGCACCTCCGATCTCCAGCTTATGAGACTGGCGGGGACGACTAGACTCCCCTACCCCGCGATAATCAACTTGGAATAATATGCGGAATATACGGCACTGCTCTAGGACCACCATATAGTTGTTCAAAAAGTTTTTTAGCCTCTTGCGGTGTATCCGCATAGATGCGCTTCTTTTCTTCACCTTGTGGTGTTCTTACAGTTGTCTCATACATTGGCATACTATATTCCTTAAATGGTCTCGGAAGTGGGATTCGAACTCACGATCTCCTGCTCCCAAAGCAGGCGCTTTAAGCCGGACTAAGCTACACCGAGAAACAAAACTGGTACCTGGGACTGGACTCGAACCAGTATCGCTCTCCGTGTAAAGGAGACGTATAACCTCTCTACGCACCCAGGCAAAAATATGGAGCGGGGTAGGAGAATCGAACTCCTCGCTTTAGCTTGGAAGGCTAAGGTATTACCACTATACGAACCCCGCACACTTTATTGAAACACACTGTCGGCGTAGCAAAATCCACCTTGCCCACATTACTCCGTTCTGGATAGATTACTCTACTGGATTCCAGACAAACTCCTAATGTGCTTCAATAAAGTGTCTAGCTACTCACACCACATGAGCCCCAAACTGGTCTGTTACTACGTCCATAACATTTATTCTTTTGGAATGGCGTTATACCACACCCTAGGCAGTTTTCAGTATCCCCCAACAGGGACTGTAAGGTCAGGTCCTAGTGTACCCCCTGTTCTATCGTTTCAGGGACGCTATTTCGTTACGTAGAAATAGTAAGACGGGTTTTCAACAGGTTAATACTAGTTTAAAGTCCTAGCAGACAGCCATTGATTTGATCGCTGTAATTAACCTAAAACTGGTGCCGGTTGTCGGAATCGAACTGACCACATCCGCCTTACAAGAGCGGCGCTCTACCAAATGAGCTAAACCGGCAATAATCTATTTAACCACCTTGTGTGGTATCTTTAACTTCTGAATCTTTACGCATTTCTTCTTCCATCCATGCCGACTGTGCGTGTCGGAATGCTTGTTCCGTTAGTCCATGCCAACCGATACAATCACCAGTCGGACTACGGCCGCACCCGCAGGTGCCTTTTTGCATGTCTTCAACTCGAGGAGTCATTTCTTTTTTCTTTCCAAAAATTGCATCGTAGTTATCAGCGAATGTAGCTTGGCTAACACTATATGGTCTAGGTCTGCTACCTTTGCTCATTATCTAACTCTCTTCAAATAATCTCGCCCAATAAAACCTGCTTCAATTTCCTTTAGTGCAGTAACGTTGATGCTGTTGGTTCCTTGAACATTTTTAGCATAACCGCGGCGAAGTTCTCTAGCTCGAACAGTGGCAACTAAAACTAAATCGAATCTGTTACCAATGTTCTCGACACACTTGTCTGTGTCAATATTCTGTGGGCTGTAAGGTGTTTTAATTACTTTGATCATTGTTTTTCTTTCTTGAAAGATCTAGTCTGATCTTCTAAAATTTGAACATAACTACGGATAAGTCCGCCACGTTGATGTGCATTAATATAACTGGACGCCAAAATCTTAACACTTTTGGGAACTTTTACCGCTTTCGAATCATAGCCTCTACAAGTCATTGTATTTTCCTTATTAAAAACTTTGGTGGAGGTGACAGGGATCGAACCTGCGACATTTTGGTTGCAAACCAAACGCTCTCCCAACTGAGCTACACCCCCATATTAAAGCACATTTAAACAGTCCTTCAACGTTAGTCGCTATCTCCCTTACTATCGGGCGGATCTGTATGTGCTTTAATATGGTGCCCCAAGCGAGACTCGAACTCGCATGCCTTTCGGCGCCGGCTTCTAAGACCGGGATGTCTACCAATTCCACCATCGGGGCAATATGCTTCAAAAACTTTTTAAGGAACGTTGCTAACAGTTGTTAGCGTATGTGTTTATTATACAGGGTATTTAACAGTTTGTCAACTGATATTTAAAATAATTTGTTAAAGTAGTGTCACCATCGTTATTGACACCATTCACTCGATTGCACTAGTCCGGACGAGACTCGGTAAGCCACTTGGGATACTTGACAAAGGTGCTCCGCTGCGTTTACGGGACTCGAACCCGTCCTTCTTTAACATTAGTCGGCCCTTCGAAGAAGCCTTCTAACGAGTCTTTCTCTTGCTAACACTCTAACAAAACTTGGTGGAAAGTAGTGGAGTTGAACCACTGCCCGGCTTGAGTTACAAACCGCTGTCTCCCGTATGTGACAGTCACTTCCCATAAACTAAAAAACTTTGGTAGGCCCCCCGTGAGTCGAACACGGCACCAACGGATTATGAGTCCGCTGCTCTAACCAACATGAGCTAGAGGCCCTTACTCTTGGTCCCGCAGTGAGGAATCGAACCCCATCCTGGACCTTATCTAGATTAATCGGATATAAGCCGACCTGCTCTCCTTGAGCTACTGCGGGTAAAACTTAATTTAACTCTGGATCGAAGATGTTATTTGATTAGTCATACTTTATCTATAATAATACAACTTTGAAAACACCCTTCGACATTTTTAGGAGCCGAAACTATTTTATAATTGTAGTCGAATAAAATTTTAGAAAGGTAATCTTTTTTAAAAAATAATACAGACCAAGTTGTTTCTTCAATTTGTTTAGAAAGTTTATTGTCGTTAAGATAGATATAATCATCTGTAATGATCGACTCGCAGTATCCTAGAGATTGTTTACGTTTATTATAAAAAAATTCTGTAGTATCTTTGTTATCGATATCTAACCAACTTAATAATAATTTACCACCTACCTTGGTTCTATCATATAACCAAGCAATCATTTCTAACATATCTTCTACAGAAGCATGAGTGAACACGCTATAACTAATAACCGTGTCAAACAATTCATCTAATTGGGGTGTTTCGCCAATAGTTCCAGAAGGATTATATACATGATTATATCTATTGTAATGAATAAATCTAGCTAAAGGAAATTGATTTTTTCCAGATTTAATTGCTTCATAGTCTACATCTATTCCTGTATATGTAGATTGAGAAAAGTTTCCTTTACTACTATCTAAAAACATTCCATAATTAGATCCATAATCTAATATAGAGCCTTTGATAATATCAGGGTGTAGAATTTTAAAATAATTAAACGTGTCAATGTAATAATCTATTTTCATCAGATATTTATTTTAAGTATTTGGCGTCCCTACGGGGATTCGAACCCCGGTACTCACCGTGAAAGGGTGATGTCCTAGGCCTCTAGACGATAGGGACATTAAATTTGGTGGAGACGACTGGAGTCGAACCAGTAGTGCCTTTCGGGCGGCGGATTTACAGTCCACTGGGGTTACCAATTTTCCTACATCTCCATTAGTTGAATCCTCTACACTATATGCCTAACTCAACAGCTTTACTCGAGTTTACTGTTTATTGCTTTGGTTACATAACGTATGATCAAACCTCTGTGCTTGCAGAAGATTCAACTAATGGTGCGAGAGACGGGACTCGAACCCGTATGCCTTTCGACGGCAGATTTTAAGTCTGCTGCGTATACCATTCCGCCACTCTCGCAAAATACTAACTTATCTTTTTAAAGAACAGTGCTGTTATTAACAGCGTATGTATAAATTATACTGTCTTTCTTTGTGTGTGTCAATAGATATTTAAAATAATTTTTGGCCGGGCTTGAGAGGATCGAACTCCCACCCTCGGTTTCGAAGACCGAGATGATATCCATTTCACCAAAGCCCGAAATTGGTGCTCCTACGTAGAATCGAACTACGATTCCTGTCATACCAAGACAGTGTTCTTCCATTAAACTATGAGAGCAAACTGGTGCCCCGTGTAAGATTCGAACCTACAACCAACTCCTTTTGAGAGAATCCGCACTACCAATTAGCGTAACGGGGCATTGAATTTTATTGGTCTCGCTACCAGGAATCGAACCTGAATCTAGACGTTAGGAGTGTCCTATTCTATCCATTGAACTATAGCGAGGTAACTGGCACCGCCTAGTGGAATCGAACCACTATTATGAATTTAGAAGAATCATGTCCTATCCATTGAACGAAAGCGGTATGTTAAAGCTAGCTAGACCTAAATAAATATTGTTATGAAATATAAAAAATTAATAGTATCTGGTTGTAGTTTTACTGAAAACTTAGGTAGTTGGGCATACAATTTATCAGATGAATATAATTTAGAATTGATTAACCTAGCCGTGCCAGGTGCAGGAAATAATCACATTGTTTGGTCACTTTTGTCTTATCTTGAAAGAAACCAAGTTGATCTTGAAACTACATTAATTGGTATAATGTGGTCCCATCCTGTAAGAGAGGATTATGTTTTTGAGCATAATTATGATTTTGAGGACCAATCTATATACAAATATAATTATGATTGCTCTAATCGACTAGTTATGTTGGGAGACTTAATTTCTAAAGATAATATTAAAATCACAAAGAGAGTGCTATTCGCAGAAGTTGATTATCAAACAAAGTTAGTATCTAGTCGAGGAAATAAATCGGCTATAGCATTTAGAACATGGAGTTTAAAAAATTTATTAACTTCTCATTTGAAGACTAAGAAAATTGATTTTTTTCAAACTGCTTTTCTTAATTACCTTACTAGCTCTGCATTAATTAAAAACAACACTGATTCTGATTTTCACAAAACTTTTTCATATTTGGTTGAGTTAGAAAAAATAAATTTAAGTTCTACGTTAGATAACTGGATAGAGTTATCTGATAACGAATACTTGGGTGACTTTGCATTTCACATGAAACAGATGCACCCCGATAAAGTGCATCCTAGTAATCTAGGACATAAAATTTGGACCAAGATGATATTGATTCCAAAATTAAAAAATATTGGCATAGTGATGTAATGGCAGTGAGTTAGGGATTCGAACCCTAGTGTCGCTTACGCAACCATCACCTTTCCAAGATGCGCCAATTGGCCTCTCTGGCAACTCACTAAAAAAATTTTTCTAAATCACTGGGTATAGAGTAGCTACTTCTTTTCAGTAGGACTTCTATATTTTTGTATTCTTCTAGTCCATTCCACGGCGCTCCGGCGGCAATTGTAACTTTAACATCGTCAGTAAAGTTAGACATTCCGTGTGGCCAACCTCCGTCCATTATAAAAGCTTCATTAATATCCTGAACTGGAACATCACCGTTTGTAGTTTTAAAGTATAGAGTATTAGTTTTACCCTGCACTACTATTCTAAATTTGTGTTGTTTAGATCCTACTTCGTGTCTGGCACAATCAATGTGTTCTAAGTTAGAAAATTTAGGAACAGTTTTTAAAGCCATTATTCGAGTTCTCATGCCCATCCACGGAAAGACATGATCTTCAAACCAATTTTTAACAATTAAAGGTGCATAAGGTAACCAACGAAACTCTCCTTCTCTCATATTAGAAGAACCTTGTTGTCCAGGTATAGAGTCTTTAGTCATTAACGGCAACATACTAGTTGCTCTATAATTGTCCCAAAACCAAAACTGCTTATCAACGTTAAGGATTTCCTTTGCCGCAGTTTCTTTATCAAGAATTGGAATATTAACTTTTGCAAATAAAATGTCGTCCATAAAAATATTTATGGTTGATGTAATCAACCTGAAAAGGTTTTCCGAGCGACCAACTATCTTTCTCAAGGACTCATTGGCTTGTCTCGAATAGCAGAGTTTAAACTACCTTGTGCCGCTACTGGTGTGTCATGCTCAAGAATAGGGCACTAGCACACAAGGGACTCAATACTATCGTCTATCTCGAAAACTTGGTAGTTCCTACTGGGATCGAACCAGTGACCTTCACAATGTCAATGTGATATTCTACCGCTGAAATAAGGAACTATATTTGGCCCCGCCGCTGGGATTCGAACCCAGATCTCTTCCTTGACAATGGAATAAGAAATATGCTGAACGTAACCTAAACAGGTTCACCCTTTTATAAGTGTCCTAACCATTAGACGACAGCGGGATTAACTTATCCGTTAATAAATATTTGTATGTATGAAAACACTTTTAACGGAATATACGGATCATTTCACGATTTAGATTCGGAGTTTATGCCTCAAGATAGGCAAGAAACTTACGAACTAAATTGTAAAAGAAATATAAATTGGGAATACAAATCTATAAAAGTTCATTATAAATTTAACGAACTGGGACATAGATGTGTATCTCCGTCTGAACTGGGCGACGACTACATCCTGTATACAGGATGTAGTCATACCCTTGGGATCGGTCTTGCTAAAGAACATACTTACACTGATATTGTGTCAACTATTTTAGGAAAATCTTATTATAATTTAAGTATATCGGGATCAGGACCCGACATGATTTTTCAAAATATTCTTGCATTTCTTAGTTACGTAAAAAAGAAACCAAGTTCCATTGTTATACAATGGCCTGCATTTCACAGATTTTTCTATATTAACAATGATCGAGTAGAGTTTTTAAATGCATCCTCTACTGAAGAAATTTGGAACTTCATGGCAGGTAATGATTTTGCAAATCAAAAAAACTATCATTATAGATTGATACTCTTGGATGTTCTTAACAATATGGGCATTACTAATATATACGAAATATTTGATGAAACTGATCTTCCTCCAAGTATTACGCCATCGAGTGTTGCTACAAAGAAATTATTCTTTTGGTATAACGATCCATTAGATTTTGCTCGAGATGTTTGCCACCCCGGAAGACTATCAAACATCGATCACGCCAACCGATTGCTGACTGTAATGTAATAAATTGGTACCCTTGCTCAGATTCGAACTGAGACTGAATGATTTCTAAGACCATTGCCTACTACCAATTGGGCTACAAGGGCATAAAACTGGTGCGGGGTAGGAGATTCGAACTCCTTCTTACTGGGTGGAAGCCAGTCGTGCTCGCCGTTAAACACTAACCACGCATAAAATTTGGTCTCTCCTGTGGGACTCGAACCCACGAAATCCTCGCCCCAAACGAGGTGGCATAGCCGCTAACCGAAAGAGAGATAACTTGGCGGTCCCAGGGGGTAACGATCCCCCTCTTCAGCAGTGACAGTGCTGTGTGCGTCCATGAACACCTTGAGACCAAATTGTGGTAGTGATGGTCGGACTCGGACCGACGATCTTTTCCGTATGAAGGAACTGCATTAGCCACTATGCTACATCACCATATCTAAACACACTCGCAACCAACTGGCCCGTCCTACGACGTTGAGTGACGCAATGCTTCTCTAGGAATTTCCATCCCCGAGTGTGTTTAGATATGGTAGGAGCACCGGGACTCGAACCCGGAACTGGCAGATTAAAAGTCTGCTGTGATAACCATTTCACTATACTCCCATATGGTCCATGCTCCGAGAATCGAACTCGGTTCCTCCGGTTAAGAGCCGGTTACTTCGCCACTAAAGTTTAGCATGGGTGTTCGTATTGACTTTATCTTTTACGTGCCACCTTAGACCATACGGGAGATCTAAGGGACACTAAAGTTTAGCTGAGCTTCGCTTCATTGTGTTACCTCTTTTGTTTAAGTTTGTATTATACAACCTTTTGCAGTGGTTGTCAACTGTTTTTTGTTTAACAGGATTCGCTTTTTTTTCGTTCAATGAAAATTTAAA